CAACGGATCGCCAAACGAGAGGACTGGGAACGATGACTGACAACCGAACGAACGAGCCGACCGAGGCGATGGTAGAAGCGGTGGCTAGGGCGATCTACGACGAGTGGCGGTCGCCTGACTACTTCACCTGGGAGCAGGCCGTTGAAGGCAGGAACGCAAACCCCGACCCGACGTTCCCGCACATCGTTGACAGGTTCAGAGGTCAAGCTCGTGCTGCTCTCGCTGCGGCTGACGCTTGCCGCGGCGGTTGAACGCGAACTCGTCGAGCGACAGTACCTGGTGGCGAGACTCGAAGAGTCACTTGAAGAACGGCTCAAGTAGGAGGGCCCATGCAGAACATTGAACGCGCCGTAGAGCGGCTGACTAAAGACCACACAGAGATCCTCGACGACGCGGTAGGCCAGTCAGGGCCGCTACTCGAAGTTCTCCGTGAAGCCCGCTACCCGAACCTTGGCCGCACGAAAGGCGGCAGCGGAACGGGCGACATGCTCGACGTGAACGCGATCGCGCTCTACGAACACATCGACGGCACGGTACGGGCATGGTTGAACCATTTCCGCCAGCACTCTACGGGCGACCTGCTCTCTCTCACGGAACGCCTCTACGAGATCCTTCAGGCAGAGGAAGCTGGCGATCGCCTCGACGACAGCGAGCGCATGTTCGCCATGTTCCCTACTTGGGTGTCCAGGATCGAGGATCACTTCGACCCGCCTGGCGAGTACGAAATCACTGCGCCGTGCCCTGAATGCGGCGGGGGACGGATCGAGAATGGCGAGGGCGCTTTGAAGTGGGCAGTCCGGGTGCTGGTGAAACCTGGACATGCGCTCATTGCAGAGTGCCACGCTTGCGGGCGAATGTGGGCAGGTAGGGATGATCTGGTCGAGCTTGCGGAGCGGATGGCTGTCGAGGTTGATTGGGTGCTTCTTCACGCGGTCGAGAACGAATCGATCGAACAATTTACACGATTGTGATTATCGTGGTATCATGAAGTGCGCACCAGAAGTGTCGCTATAGCCCGGTCGAGTACCGGGCTTTCGTGTTTCCGGGCGGGGTGAGGCTACCCGCCGCCCTGACCCGGAACAAGAATCCCGCCGCGTGACGGGAGCCGAGGAGGGTTCGCCCCGTTTAATCCGGCGAGCGACTCTGCAGGGTCGCATCACGCATAGGCGCTGGCCCGTGACTATTCACGATTACCGGTTCCGTCCATGTGAAGCCCTCTGGGGTGGATCATCCGCCGCGTGTGAGGGCGCGCGCATACAAGTACCCTTACTGAACTTCCGCACCATAGAGTGCGAACCCCACCACATTCCTTCCCCTTCAGGAACTTATCCGCCAACCGCCGGAAAATCTCTCAGCGCTTCGAGCGCTATACCGCGGCAGAGTCGCGCGGACACCCCTGAAAGGGAGGCCCTAGTGGATCTCGCAACCCTGCTCTCAGCACCGCCCGCGAAACAGCCTGCGGGCCGTCGATCGGTCATTGATGACTGGGCCGACACCCTCCCAGAGGGGGAGCGTGCAGCCGTCTACCAGGCCGCAGCAAACCCTGCTTGGGGGCACGTCGCACTAAGGGACACTCTGGTTGAGGCTGGGGCACCGTTCCTGGCTGACACGTCGTTTAGGACGTGGCGCAAGAAACATGGGTGGCGGAGTGAATCTTGAAGATGCGCTGAGCGCGGCACCGTTGCCGACGCCCCCGGAGAAGTACCGCAAGCATGCCGAGTTCGACGAGTCGGGCGGCAACGCGGCGACTGGCCCGGTCCGACAGATCGTCACCGACTACGCCGAACTCCTCCGCCTCGCTGGCCTCGACCCTGACAAGTTCCGCATCGTCGGCAAGGTCTCCCAGTGGACCAAGACCCACCACGGCAAGGAAGACACGTACAGCTTCTTCTTCGCATTCGAACCCATCACCGCTGAGTCGGACGCTTCTGAGATTGCGCGTGAGCTCGCGGCACTGATAAGGCCCGTTAAGGCGACCAGGCTGGCGACCGCTACCGGCCTCCCGATGGTGGTCTGTCTCGCAGACAGTCAGATGGGGAAGGACGGGCCGGACGCGCCTGCCCAGGATGTGTTGGATCGCCGGTTCGATGCGGCGCTCGCGCAGGTTGCGGCGCTCGTGAAACAGAACAAGCCCTCTGAGCTGATCCTGGCGGACTGCGGCGACCCGATTGAGGGAATCACGTCGTCGACCCCGAACCAGATCGCGACGAACTGGCTGGATCTTCCAGAACAGATTCGTATGTGGCAGCGTCGCCTCACCCAGTCGATCCTGACCCTCGCGCCGCTCGCAGGCAAGACTCACGTTGCCGCTGTGCCGTCGAATCATGGCGAGATCCGCAACGCGGCGGGCAAGGTCGGATACGGTGACTACGGTTTAGGCGTCGCTCGTACTGTCATGGACGCGTTCGAGATGCTGACCCCAGCATTCGATGTTGAGTTCCACTTCCCGGCAACGAAGTTCGACGTGATCACTTATGTCGACGTCGCAGGGACTCGAGTGGCATTCACTCACGGCGACCACGCGAAGCAGTATGAGCGTGTCCCTCAATGGGTGGCGAACCAGGCCGCATCGACCCGCTCGCCGATGGCTGAAGCGACGATCGTCTGCCACGGCCACTACCACCAGCCCGGGTATCGGGAATCGCGTGGGCGCTGCATCGTGTCGGCCAGCATGTTCGATGCAGGGTCGTCCTGGTTTGAGAATCTGACTGGCGAGTTCTCCGTGCCGTCGATCGCGACGTTCAGCATCCGCAACAAGCGAGTGTACAACCTGCGCTTTGTGGAGCCCGAGCTATAGACCTGAGCTCGCTCACGATCCTCTGAACCCATCACAGGTAGGCGGCATGTGTACCGGTTTCGGTACGGGCGCGACACTCATGAGGGCATCGTGAAAACTCTGACACGCCCCACCAGCGTGGTCCCGCCTCCCGATGAGGAAGGCGCATGGCAGATCGACGCTGAGGATCATGTCGGGGAAGACGAATGAGCGACGAAACAAGGACTGCCCTGCAGGATGCAATCGTCGACCACATCGCAGACGAGTATCCCGGCGACATGGTGACCGCATGGGTGCTGATCACGGAGACGACCAGCATCGACATGCTGGATGCCGGCGTCGGTTCCATGATCGTGGAGACGCGCGAGATGCAGTCCGCGTATCAGACGGTCGGCCTGATCTACAGCGCCCTGACACAGGAGCCGGGCGATGACTAGCTGCGAGGTGCCCTGATGTACGAGTGCCCTGAAGGATGCCCCCGCGTCTACTCATCGATCAAAGCAGCGCTCTTGTGCCCATGCGATCGCTACGACGAGAACGGCCGCGAGAAGGACTAGCCGATGCGAGTCTGCTCAGTACCAGGCTGCCCCACCATCTACCCAGGGGAAGAGGGCACACGCTGCACCACCCATAGGGCACAAGCGGCCAGGGCCAGGGGCAGCCGAGGCTACAACACCAAAGGCCACAAAGCATTCCGCACGACAGTCCTCCAACGCGACCCCGTCTGCGTCGCCTGCCACCTACGGCCCAGCACCATCGCAGACCACTACCCGAGATCCCGCAAAGAACTCATAGACCTCAGACTCAACCCCAACGACCCACAATACGGTCGAGGACTCTGCAAACCCTGTCACGACAGCCACACAGCACACGCCCAACCAGGCGGCTGGAACCTGCGCGACTAACCCCCCACCACACCCACCAAGACCCCCGGGGGAGGCCCCAGGCCGTCCTCACATCCAGATGCCGCCGGATAGGTCGCTGTGAGGTCTGCCGGGTTCAAATCGTTCTCTATGGCCCCTTCTGTTGGGGTCTCTGATGGCTGCGGGATGCGGCCGGAGGTGATGGCTCATGGGCTCTGGTGGTGCGCGTAGGAGTTCTGGTCCTGCCCCTGATCCGAATGCGTTGCGTCGTGATCGGAAGGATGATGCGGCGTGGGTGACTTTGCCGGCTGGCGGTTTTGATGGGCTGGTGCCTGAGTTTCCGTTGCCTCGTGCGGTGCAGTTTGACACGCATTTCGAGGATGGGAAGAAGGTTACGGAGCCGGATCCTGGTGAGACGTTCGCGGTGTGGGAGGCGGAGCAGGATTTGTGGGCCGAGTTGTGGCGGAAGCCGCAGGCGGTGATGTGGTCGCGGCTTGGCATGGAGTTCGAGGTGGCGGCGTATGTGCGTGCGTTTCTCGAGTCGGTTCGTGCGGATGCGTCTGCAGGTTTGAAGACTGCGGTGCTTCGGATGGCTGGCGAGATCGGGCTGTCGCTTCCTGGCATGCATTCGCTGCGGTGGAAGTTCTCTGTCGACGAGGTCGGGGAGAGACGTGCCGAGAAGGGCGCGGTGGAGGTTCCTGAGGGGGCGAAGTCGGCTCGTGACAGATTGAGGTTGCTCAATGGCGGGTAGGCCGATGATGGTGGTCCCGTCGTGGGTGGAGCAGCATTGCGTGATCCCGGATCAGGAGCATCGCGGGGAGCCGTTTCTGCTGGGTGATGAGCAGCTCGTGTTCATGGCGAACCATTACACGGTGCGGCCGGATGCGATGGTTGGTCAGAAGGCGACGGCGTTTGTGTTCCGGCGTTCGCAGTTGGTGCGGGCGCAGAAGTGGGGCAAGTCTCCGCTGATCGGTGCGTTCGTGTGTGCTGAGGCGGTCGGCCCGGTCTTGTTTGACGGGTTCGCTGCCGGCGGGGAGCGGTACCGTTGCGCGGATCATGGCTGCGGCTGTGGCTGGGTGTACGAGTACGAGCCTGGCGAGCCGATGGGGAAGGCGTGGGCGACTCCGCTGATCCAGATAACTGCGACCTCGGAAGATCAGACTGACAACACGTACGATGCGTTGCGGCCGATGATTGAGCTCGGCCCGCTGGCCGAGGTGATCCCGAAGACGGGCGAGGAGTTCATTCGTCTCCCGAATGATGGCCGTATCGATGTGGTGACCTCGAAGGCGACCTCTCGTCTGGGGCAGCGTGTCACGTTCGTGCCGCAGGACGAGACCGGCTTGTGGGTGCAGTCGAACGGCGGCCATAACCTTGCGAAGAAGCAGCGGCAGGGCCTCGCGGGCATGTCGGGGCGTGCGATTGAGACGACGAACGCGTGGGATCCGGCTGAGGATTCGGTAGCGCAGCGCACGTTTCTGTCGCAGGCGAAGGACATCAACAAGGATTTCCGGCAGCCGCCCGCGGATCTTGACTTCTCGGTGAAGCGGCAGCGTCGAAAGATTTTCGAGTTCAACTATTCTGGCGCTCCGTGGGTCGATATCGACTCGATCGAGGGCCAAGCGTTCGAGATGCTCGAGAAGGACGCGACGGATGCGGAGCGGTTCTTCGGGAACCGGATCGTGGCGGGCGCGGGTAGGTGGCTGGAGGCCGCGAAGTGGGCCAAGCGCGCCGAGAAGCGCATTGTCGCGCCGGGGACGAAGGTGTGTCTCGGGTTTGACGGGTCAGACAACGAGGATTTCACGGGTATCCGGCTCGAGACGCTGGACTACTACCAGTTCACGCCGACCTATGGCGCGGCTGGTCGGTCGACTCTGTGGAAGCCGGCGGATTTCGGCGGCCGTATCCCGCGTGATGAGGTGCGTGCCGCGGTCGAGGAGATCTGCAGCACCTTCAATGTGGTGCGGGCGTACTGTGATCCGAAGTTCTGGGAGACCGAGATTGATGAGTTCGCGTCGCTGTACGGCGAGAAGGTGTTCATCAAGTGGCCGACGAACCAGATCGGGCGCATGTGGCCGTCGCTCGAGCGGTTCCGCACGGACCTGTATGACGAGGATGCACGGTTCAGGCATGACGGCGACGAGCAGGTTGCTGAGCATGCCGCGAACGCGGTGATCCGTGCCCGCGGGCTGGACCCGGCGACTGAGCAACGGAAATACATTTTGGGGAAAGCGTCTGAGCATCAGAAGTTCGACTTCATCATGTCGAGCGTGCTCGCCCATGAGGCTACTGCGGACGCGATCGCCGCTGGGGCGCTGTCCACGCAGGTAAAGAACTACGTCTACTTCTAAGGGGGACGGCATGGAAGCTGCACGCGCTGGAGAGCTGCGTGACCGGATCTATGAGCGGCTTGCTGCTCGCCGGCCCCAGGTGGAAGAGGACGAGAAGTACTATCGCGGTGATCAGCCGCTGTCGTTCGCGACGGAGGAGTGGCGCAAGGCGAACGCTTCACGCTATTCGGGGTTCTCGGACAACTGGTGCGGGACGGTCGTGAACGCGGAAGCGGAACGTCTGGACCCGATCGGTGTGGCCGGCATCGACCGGAAAGCGGCGGAGCTGCTGTGGGATGCGCTCCGCCGGAACGAGTTCGATGCGCAGTTCTCGCAGGCGGTCGTGACGTCGTTGACGACGGCGCGTGCGTTCGTGATGGTGTGGGCTGACCGTGATGGTGAGCCGCTGGTCACGGTGGAGCATCCGGCGCATGTCGAGATCGAGTACGACTGGGAGAACCCGAGGCTTCGTGTGGCCGCGTTGAAGACGTGGATCGATGAGAAGTTCGAGTACGCGACGCTGTACACGAAGGATGAGGTGTTCAAGTGGGAGCGGGACCGGCAGGAGCTGAAGAACGACCGTGAGGCGCAGGCCGAGCAGGCGCGCGCCCATGCAGGCTCGGGCGGCGGCTGGCAGGAGCGTCGGGGTGGCCGGGATGATTCCTGGCCGGTGAGGAACCCGCTGGGCGCGGTCCCGGTGGTGGAGTTGCCGAACCGGCCGACGCTGCTGGGGGAGCCGGTGTCGGAGATCCGCGGCGTGAAGCCGATGCAGGACGCCATCAACCTCCTGTGGGCGTATCTCTTCCTCGCCGCTGACTATGCGTCGATGCCGGCGAGGGTGGCCCTGGGGACTGCCCCTCCGATGATGCCGATCATCAACAAGGACACGGGGGAGAAGATCGGCGAGCGGCCGATGGACATGAACGATCTCGCGGAGAAGCGCCTGATCTACATGACTGGCGAGAACGCGAAGATCGACGAGTGGGAGGCCGCGAAGCTCGACGTGTTCACGAACACGATCGAGATCGGTGTCGGACATATCGCTGCGCAGACCCGCACGCCCCCGCACTACCTGGTCGCGAACAAGGGCCTGTCGAACCTGTCGGGCGACGCGCTCACCGCTGCGGAGATCGGGCTGGTGCAGAAGGCGAACGAGTTCATCACGTTCACCAACCCTGCGATCCGTGAACTGTTGCGCCTGATCGCGCTCGTCCTGAACCAGGGCGGCCTCGCGGAGGCGGCGCGTCTCGCGACGGTGGTGTGGAAGAACCGTGAGATCCGTTCCGAATCGCAGATGGCTGACGCGCTCGTGAAGAAGCGACAGATCGGCTACCCGCTGGAGTTCCTGATGGAGCTCGAGGGCAACGATCCGTCAACCATCGACCGGGTGATGTCGATGGTCGAGCAGGAGCAGGCGGATGCGCAACTGGACCGGGCGGCGAGGGAGCTGAGCGCGTATGCAGCAGGTACCTCGGGCGACGGCGGAGTTCTACCGGCAGCAGCAGCGGATAGCTGATCTCACCGGGAGGGCGGTTGCGAAGCAGTGGCGGCAGGTCGGTGACGACTTCGACGCCGGTTGGGATGCGGTGCGGGGCGGCACGGTGCAGGTCGTGCAGGCCGGCATGGCGGCTTCCGCCAGGTCTGCTTCTGAGTACACGCCTGCGCTGCTCGCACAGACCGGGGTGACGGCTCCGGCCGCGGGCGTGCTCACTCTGTCGGCGTTCACGGATACCGCGCCTGACGGCACCGAACTGTCGTCCTATTTCGATGCCGCACCGATCCGCGCGAAGCAGGCCATTGCCGGCGGCGCGTCGTCGCTGCGGGCACGCGAGATGGCCGGCGCATGGCTGATGTCCAAGGTGCTGACCGCGCTCGCGGACACGCGCCGCGATGTCGTCTCGGTGGATATGGCGCAACGCCCGAACCTCACCGGGTACGTGCGCATGTTGAACGGGCCGTCCTGTTCCAGGTGCGTGATCCTCGCAGGGAAGTGGTTCCGCTGGAACGAGGGCTTTCAGCGTCACCCGAACTGCGACTGCGTGCACATTCCCGCCACGGGTCAGGCGTGGGCCGAGGCGGAAGGGTTCGTGTCGGACCCGTACGACTACTTCAACAGTCTGACGGAGGCGGAGCAGGATCGCCTGTTCACGAAGGCCGGCGCGCAGACCATCCGTGACGGCGGCGACATCTACCGGGTG